GTTTCTAGGCGTAGGGGTATTACAAGGGGAGCTGTACAAGATGTAGTCTTGTCAGACCATAGATGCTATGATTATGATATCATCGCACTAGAAAGGGCTAAAAATGGCTTCTCAGAGCGAAATAGCGGGAAAATTAGGAATAAACCTCAAGACTTTTCAGGATTACGTCAATCGTGGCGTTATTGAAGAGAGAGAGCGAGGCAAGTACACCTACGAAGAATGTTCTAAGCAATATTTAGATTACCTTCGTGAGGTTGCAGCAAACAGGATGTCGGCTGATGGCCTCAGTCTTGCTGACGAAAGAGCAAGATTGGCCAAAGAGCAAGCCGACGCAAAAGAAATGCAAAACATGGTAGAGCGCGGTGAGCTACTCTATATGGATGATGTCATTAAAGACTTTGAAGAGCAGTTGATGAATTGCAAAACAAAGCTTTTGGCGGCACCAACGAAGATCGCGGCTGAAGTATTTGCATCCCGTGATGTTCAGGAAGTGCAAGAAATTATGGAAGAAGCAATTAAGGACGCATTAAGTGAGTTGGTCGGATACCGTCAGAAAGACGCAGCGTAAGAAATTTCAGCAGCGTTTGCAGCAAGCGATGCGTCGTGCGCTAAAGCCGCCACCCAAATTGACTGTGTCTGAATGGGCTGACCAGTATCGCCAGTTGTCGTCGGAAAGTTCTGCCGAAGCGGGCAAATGGTCTACGCGTCGTGCCGAATATCAGCGTGGCATGATGGATGCTGTTAGTGACCCGAAGATTGAAACTGTTGTCCTGATGACTGCTGCGCAGATCGGGAAGACTGAGTTGATCAATAATGTTGTTGGTTTTCATATTCATCAAGACCCTGCGCCTATGTTGATTGTGCAGCCAACCTTGGAGATGGCGCAAACTTGGTCAAAGGACCGCTTGGCTCCGGCGATTAGGGATACCCCTGTTTTACATGAGAAGGTCGGCGATCCCCGATCCCGTGATGGCGGCAACACAACGCTGCACAAAGTATTCCCTGGTGGACATGTTACAGCGGCGGGTTCGAACAGTCCTGTCTCATTGGCATCCCGACCATGTCGCCTAATACTGTGCGATGAGGTTGATAGGTATCCGCTTTCGGCGGGGTCGGAGGGTGATCCAGTTTCACTTGCGCGTAAACGTGCGACGACGTTCTGGAATAGAAAGATTGTTTTGGTGAGTACGCCAACTGAGAAAGGTGCATCTCGGATTGAGCAAGCTTACGACGAAAGTGATCAACGTAAGTTCCACGTTGAATGCCATGATTGCAAAGAGTGGCAGGTTTTACAGTGGTCTAACGTAAAATGGTCAAATAGCGATCCACGAACTGCTGAATATACATGTGAGCATTGTGGATCGTGTTGGAGTGATGCGGATCGGTATAAGGCGATAAGGTACGGTGAATGGCGAAAAACGGCAGATGGCGATGGAAAAACAGCAGGTTTTCACCTTTCCGCGCTTTATTCTCCTTGGACATCATTAGAAGAAATCGTGAGAGACTTCATCGCATCAAAACGCGATCCCATGCGACTAAAGACTTGGGTAAACACGACACTAGGCGAAACATGGGAAGATCAAGGCGAGACACTTGATGAATACGATCTTATGTCGCGGCGTGAAGATTATGGCGACGAACTGCCTGAAGATGTGCTTGTTTTGACTGCTGGCGTGGATATTCAGGATGACCGTGCGGCTGTTGAGATCGTAGGTTGGGCCGAAGGTGAGCGCAGCTATAGTCTGTTTTATGATGAATTCTATGGTGACCCATCAACTAAAGACTTCTGGAACGTACTCGATACGACGTTATTACAATCGTTCAAACATCCATTATCTGGCGATATGGTGATTAGATCGACCTGCGTGGACAGTGGCGGTCACTACACGCAACAGGTGTACAACTACTGTAAGACTAGGGCGGGACGCAGGATATTCGCGATTAAGGGTGTTGGTGGTGAAGGGAAGCCAATCATTGGTCGCCCAACTAAGAACAACATTGGTAAAATCAACCTATTTCCTGTTGGCACTGATACGGCCAAGGAGCTTATATTTGCCAGATTGCGGATCAAAGACTTTGGACCGGGATTTTGTCACTTTTCGTCCCAGAATTCTGACGAATATTTCCGCATGCTGACCTCAGAAAAGAAGGTAACGCGTTATTTTAAGGGTCGTCCCAAGCGTGAGTGGATTAAGATTCGGCAGCGAAATGAGGCTTTAGACTGTCGCGTATACGCAACCGCAGCATTTAGCCTTCTGAACATAAATCTAGATGTTGTTGCAAAACATGCACAAAATAGGGTACAATCGGACCAAATGCAGCCAAAACGTCGCCCTGCTTTGCCTCGGCGTAATTCGTTCGTTCATGGGTATAAATAAATATGGCTAATCTTTTTGACGCTGCGAATGCTCCTGAAGGAGAACCAACTGAGATTGTCGTTGGTGACTTCATCCAATGGAAGAAAGCATTAATAGCGCAGGATTACCCAACATCCACACACTCTGCTGAATATGTTGCCCGAATTACTGGTGGTGGCTCTAATGAGATTAAGTTGGCTGCCACTGAGACTAATGGTTACTATCTCTTCACTGTAGACAGCACGACATCGGCAGACTTTGCTGTAGGCCGCTATCACTGGCAGCTTGAGATTACGCAAACGTCATCCGGCAATAGATTGGTTGTTGAGCGTGGTGAATTTGAGGCGATCCCCGACTTAGACGTAAATCAGTCTGATCCACGCAGTCATGCAGAAAAGATGGTGCCATTGATTGAGACTGTGATGGAAGCGAAGGCCGCAGGTGGTGATGTTTCTTCATACAGCATCAACGGGCGTTCCGCGAACAAGATGACCTATGCTGAGTTGATTGAGGCTAGGGATTACTACAAGGCAGAGCTGAATCGCCATCGTCGGGAAGAACTAATCAAGCGTGGCAAAGCAAGCTCAAACACAGTCAAGGTGAGGTTTATTTGATGGGGATTTTAGATTTATTCACCCGACAGAAGAAACACCCTCGCCAACGTAACTACGCTGCTGCCGCCAAAGGGCGGCTTTTCGCTGATTTTATCGGGTCTAATCGGAGTGCTGACAGTGAAATCCGTTGGGCTATTCGTGATATTAGAAATCGCAGTCGTGATCTTGAGCGAAATAATGAATACTTCCGTCGTTATCTTCAGCTTCTTCGCACTAATGTCGTAGGAGAAGGCGGTTTTAACCTACAGATCAAAGCAAGAAACCCAGACAATAGCTTAGATCGTCCAGGCGCAAACATTGTTGAGGGTGCATGGAAAGAGTTTTCACGCATTGGTGGCTGTACTGTTGATGGCCGGATGTCGATGATTGATCTGTGTAATCACGTCATTACGGGTATGGCGCGTGATGGAGAAGTGTTTCTTCAGGTCGTAAAGGGTAACTATTTACGCCACGGGATTGCTGTTCAGATCATTGAGCCTGACCGCGTTGATGAAGAGAAGAATGAGTTAGCACCAAACGGAAACCAAATTCGTATGGGTGTTGAGCTAGACAATCGCACTAAGCGTCCTATCGCTTATCATGTGCTGACATATCACAAAGGTGATTATGATTATATGTTACCTCAGAATGAGCGGAAGTATGAGGTAATTCCTGCCGATGAGATGATGCACATCTATCGTGTTGAGCGGGCAGGTCAAACGCGCGGTGTGCCTTGGTCAGCCGCCGCTCTCTCGTCCCTGAAGATGCTCCACGGGTATCGAGAGGCTGAATTGGTCGCCGCGCGTACCGCTGCTGCGAAGATGGGCTTCTTCACATCTCCAGCGGGTGACGGATTTACCGCTGACGGATTTGATGATGAGGATAACACGGTTCCAATCTTTGATGCGGAAGCTGGATCGTTCCATCAATTGCCAGCGGGTGTATCTTTCCAAGCATTTGATCCTACACACCCAACCTCTGCATTTGCTGACTTTGAGAAGGCAATTTTGCGTGGGATCGCGGGTGGATTAGGTGTTAGCTATACCTCACTGGCTAACGACCTTGAGGGGACGAGTTATTCATCGATCCGTCAGGGCGCCCTCGAAGAGCGTGACTTCTACAAAACCATGCATCGCTTCATGATTGATCACTTCCTTGATCCGTTTTACCGTATGTGGCTTGAGCATGTTATCAACTTTAACTTCATTCCAATTTCTGGTGGCCAGAAGTTTAATAAGTTTAGCATGGATGTTTCATGGCGTGGTCGCGGGTTCCAGTGGGTTGATCCACTGAAAGAGATCAATGCTGCTGTTGTCGGATTGCAGAATGGTATCCTTAGCCACTCTGACATTGCCGCCAACTATGGTCGTGATGCTGAAGAGACATTTGCACAGATTGAGCGTGATCAAGAGACAGCAGCTCAGTTTGGCTTAAACATGGCCTATCAACCGTTTGGCGATAAGCTTCCAGTTCCAGCGGAGGGCGAAGATGTCGAACAAACCGACTAGCGGAATGAAGACAGAGGCGCAGCGTGGCCTCGATTGGCGTAAGGAATTTGGTCGCGGCGGCACCGAAGTAGGCATTGCCCGTGCGCGTGACATCGTCAACGGTAAGAATTTATCAGATGATACAGTGAAGCGGATGTATTCATTCTTTAGCCGTCATGAAGTTGACAAGAAGGCTGAAGGTTTTCGCCCTGGAGAGAAGGGCTTTCCCTCAAACGGCAGGATCGCCTGGGCGTTGTGGGGCGGTGACAGCGGTTACTCATTTAGCCGTAAAATTGCAGAACGTCTGAAGAAAGAGGATCGCACTATGCAAGATATGGATGAATCTGATACTATATCCCCAGATATTGAGGATGAAACAATGACTGATGAAGTTCGTGCGGAACCTGATGAACTAAGCGTTGGCGACTTTGTGAGCTGGGATAGTTCAGGCGGTGAAGCCTATGGCAAGATCGAACGGATTGAACGTGACGGTTCTATCGACGTTCCAGATAGTGATTTTACGATCAACGGTGATGCAGATGATCCTGCTGCGTTGATTGAAGTATATCGCGAAGGCGAGGACGGTTATGAGGCTTCTGGTCGCATGGTTGGCCACCGCTTTTCTACGCTGACCAAAACAGCGGAACGCGGATACAAAGATAAGGATGAGATGCGTTTTGCCCGTGA